AACGAAGTCCGGGGTGAAAACCGAGGGGGACAAGTGATTCTCAAGAATCTGTCTGTATTTTTGAATGGCCCCCATGCGAGCATGGCGGTATGAGCTATTACCGCATCCAAGCGAAAAGCGAGACGACAACCGAGGTCATGATCTTCGGCCGGATCGGCGAGTCCTTCTTCGAAGAGGGCCTCACCGCGAAAGCGTTCGCCGCCGATTTCGCGAAAGTCAAGACGCCGCGCGCCGTGATCCGGATCAACTCCGAAGGCGGATCAGTCGCCGAAGGCTTGGCGATCTACAACACGTTGAAGCGCTTCAAGGGCGATCTCGTCGTTTCCGTCGAGGGCCTGGCCGCGTCGATCGCGAGCCTCATCGCGATGGCAGGAACGCGCATCGAGATGGCGAAAGCGTCGCTCATGATGATCCATGGGCCTTGGATCGGGGCTACCGGAAGCGCGCACGACCTGCGCAAGCTGGCCGAGACGCTCGACACCTACGCCGAGGCGATGGCGGGCGCGTACGAAACGAAGACCGGGAAGAGCAAGGCCGAGATCATGGCGATGCTCGACGGTTCCAAAGATCACTATTTCACGGCTGAGGCCGCGGTTGAAGCTGGCTTTGCCGATGCAGTGGTGGAAGGCGGCGTCCTCGCAAGTGCCGACCTGTCGCAGTTCAAGCAACTCCCTGCGGCAGTAGCCGCGACTCTTAAGGACCGAATCACCATGAACGAGGAAGCGATCAAAGCTCTCGTCGCGCAGGCCGTTGCTGACGCGGTGAAAGCACAAGCGGCAATCCGACCCGCGGCCGACCCCGCACCCGCCGCTGCACCGGCACCGGCGCCTGCACCCGCCGCTGCACCGGCACCGGCGCCTGCACCTGCACCTGCACCTGCACCTGCACCTGCACCTGCATCGGCACCCGTTGCGCTCGACCCGCAGGTCCGCGTGAACGCGATCGTCGCCATGTTCAAGCCGTTCGAGGACAAGGGCCAAGCGTTCGTCGACCTGAAAATGGCCGCGCTCGCCGACACCACGCAGACGGTCGAAGCCGTTGGCGCCAAGCTCCTCGAAGCCGCAGCGAAAGGCGTTGAGCCCGTCGCCGCAGGCCAGGGCGTGCGCACCACGGTCGACGCGAAGGACAACTTCCGGATCGGCGCCGAAATGGCGATCCTCGAGCGCGTTGGCATGCTCGACCTCGTGCCCGTCGCCGAGCGCAAGAACGTTGCCGCGAACACCTTCCGCGGTGCGAGCATGCTTGACTTCGCACGCGAATCGCTTCGCCTCTCGGGCGTGAACCCCTACTCGATGTCGAAGCTCGACGTCGTTGGCGCGGCCTTCACGCACTCGACCAGCGACTTCCCCCTCTTCCTCACGAGCCTCGTGAACCGCACGATGCTGAAGGGCTACGACGAAGGCGCGGAAGGCGAGACGTACGACCAGTGGATCGACACCGGCAGCGTGCCCGACTTCCGTCCGATCACCCGCATCGACATGGGCTTCCTCGGCGGCCTTGATCTGATCAAGGAAAACGGCGAGTACAAATACGCGACGATCGGCGAGACCGGCGACACCGCGGCGATCCTCACCTACGGCAAGATGTTCAACATCTCGCGCCAGATGGTGATCAACGATGACATGTCGGCGTTCACCCGCATCCCGCAGAAGCAAGGCAACGCGGTACCGCGTCACATCGGCGACCTGGTGTATGCCTACCTCCTGTCGAACCCGGTCATGCGCGACGGATTCCCGCTCTTCGATGCGGTGAACCACCTGAACCACATCACCGGCGCCGCGGCCTCCGTGCCCTCGACCGATAGCATCGCGGCAATGCGCCTTGCGATGCGCATGCGCAAGCTCCCGGCGAATCTCGCGGGTAGCACCAAGTCGCTCAACATCCCGATGAAAGGAATCCTCGCGCCGGTCGCACTGCTCGACCGACTGAACGTGGTCAAGGGCAACGAGTTCAAAGTGTCGATCACCGACACCGTGGACGACACGAGCCGGACCGTGAACGTCGTGCGCGGCGCGTTCGATATCATCACGGAAGTCCGACTCGACGACGCCTTTGCCGGCGGCCCGCTCCCGTACTTCGCCTTCGCAGACCAGAAGCGGTACGACGGCTTCCAGCTTCTGTACCTCGACGGCCAGACCCGGCCGCTGCTCGAACAGAAGGACGGGTGGCACATCGACGGCACCGAATTCAAGGTGCGCATCGACGTGGGCGTGAAGGGATGGGACGACAAGACCTGGGTCAAGAACGACGGCGTGTAATCAACCCTCGAGGGCCGGTGATCGCCGGCCCTGACCCAACTCGGAGAACATGATGGCGAAGAATTTCGTTCAAGAAGGCGACGTCCTGTACCACACCTGCCTCGCGGCGGTGACGTCCGGTGACGTGGTCGTGATCGGTCAGAAGGCCGGCGTCGCACTGCTGACCGGCGCGATCGGTGACGTGATCACCGTCAAGATCGAGGGTATCTGGAATCTGCCGAAGAAGGCGGGCGATGCGTTCGCCACCGGCGGCCTGCCCGTCTATTGGGATGACGCGCTGAATCAGTGCACGGTCACCGTCGGCGCGAACGTGCTGCTCGGCCATTCCGTGGCCCCGGTGGCAGGTGCCGCGACCGTCATGGATGTTCGGCTCACCGAATGGTAGACCAGTGGGAGGACATGATCGACGGTGCGCTCGGCGGGATCTATGCCCTGACAGCGAACGCAGATCTCGTTCTCCTCGCGGGCAATGTGCGCGTGCGGTACGAAGCGCCAACGCTCGAGACGTTCGACGGGAGGCAAGCGGCGCAGGATCACCAGATCCGATGCCGCACCGCTGGCCTCCCGTCGTTCAAGAATGGTGATGTTGTGCAATTGATCGTGCGCACCGTGCCGCTGACGTTCAAGGTCCGTGAAGTGCGATTCTTGAACGAGGCTCGTGAAGTGATCGTGACACTGAACGTATGACCAGTATCCGGGAAGCTGTGATCGCAGGGGCGTTCGTCAGGCTATCCGCCGACGCGAACGTGACGGCACTCGTACCGGTGGCAAACATCTACCGGTCACGAGTGGCGTCGTTCCAGGCGACCGAACTCCCGGCGATCATCGTGCGCAAGCACACGAACGAAGCCGCGGCGGACAGCGCGCAGAACGAACTTGTATTCAGTATCGAGGTCCACACGCGCGGCACGAACGCCGAGGCGGACTCCGACGCGATCGAGGTAGCGGTGCATCGGGCGATCACCCGACCGGTGCAACTTGTGGACGGGGTTGGGATCGACGCGGAGGCCACGCACTTCAACGTGGACGACGTGGACGGAACCCAGCACCAGACAGTTATGCTTTTTCGTGCCCGGTACCGGGCGGCCCAATCGGACTTGGCAAGCGCCAACCCGGAATCAGACTTCAACTAGGAGCGCACGATGCCCGCTGCCGACAACTACTACATGTTCCCCCGCGCGCGGGTCTTCGCCGCCGCAAAAGATCCGGTCACGGGCCTCCCCGGCGCGTTCACCTGGCTCGGCAACTTCACCGACGCGATGGTGAAGTTCCAGGAACAGATCCTCAAGCACTTCGAGTCGTACTCGGGCGACGACTTTCAGGATGAAGTGGTCGGCTACCGACGTGAGGGCACGTTCGAGGCCACGGCCGAAAACTTCAACCTCGACATGCTGGCGCTTGCGCTCTACGGCTCGAAAGCCGCGGTCGCTGGCGGCACGGTGACGAACGAGGTGCTCCCGACCGGATTCTCCGTCGGCGACTACCTGTTCACGAAGAACCCGGACATCGGTACCGTCGTGATCACGGACAGCACCGGGGGCACGACCTACGTCGCCGGGACGGACTACCGCGTTGACGACGCGAAAACCGGACGCATCAAGGTCCTGTCCGCCGCGTTCGCAACCGCCAGCGCCACGCTCGCGCCGCTGATCGATTACATCTACGACGTGCGCACCGACTTCGCGATGTTCTCGCAACCGGCGCCGGAACGGTGGATCCGCCTCGAGGTCATCAACAAGCTCGACTCGAAGAAGCGCATCATCGAACTGTACCGCGTGCGCATCAACCTGGCCGACCAACTCCCGACGATCACCTCGGACAAGTTCGCGGACTTCAAGCTCACCGGTGAAGTGCTGGCCGACACGCTGCAACCGCTCGGCTCGTCCCTCGGATCGTTCGGCGATATCAAGGTCCTCGTGTAAAGGAAGTCCATGTCTTCAGCCATCGATGACCTGTCGGTAACCGTCTCGCTCGAAGACGGCCGGCAGGTGACAGTGCACCCGGTACGGGTCGCAGAAGTCACGAAGTTCGCCCGAGCCGTGGCCCCGATGTGGGACCACGTCTCGGCGCAAGTCGCCCTCGTCAAGTCGCGGATTCAAGATGCGATCGACACGGCGGTCAAGACCGCCGCGCCCGGCACCGAGAGCGAAGCCGCGCTGGCCGCGCTCGAGACCGCCGAAGCGAGTAGCCGGGTCGACGTCGATCTGTTCTCGTTGCTCGTGCTGTACGGCGACGAGATCATCAAGGCGGTCGCGATCGGCGCGCGCCTTGACGAAGCCGACCTGCGCGCGATGGCGCTCGACGACATGGCGCGCTTGATGGGCGCCGTGCTGCAAGTGAATGTGAGTTTTTTCGCCCTGCGGGTAAAGCCCGCGCTGGACGGGATGATCGAGAAAGCAACCGCGACCTTTGGGCGGCAGCTATCGACCGCCTCGCAAGCCGTGGATACGGCAGTGTAGCCGAGATCCTTTGTATGCCGCTCCCCCGCTTCATGTCAATGCTTGAGGCAGCGGAACAGGCGGTGCGCGAAGACATCCTGCGAGATATATACGCGGGACGCGTGGCGCAGGCCACGCAGGAAGGGTACACGAAGGCGATCGACACGCTACGCAAGGGGTAGACATGGCCGCGGTGCCGGACATCAAGGTACGCTTTGTTGCTGAGGGCGGAAACGTTCAATCCGTCGTCTCGGGCATCAATGCGTCCCTTGGGCAATTGCAAGGCGCCGCCACGAAGACCTCGGCGAGCCTTGAACGCGCCGCCACCATCCCCGCAGGCACCGGGGCCTCGTCCGTCGCGCAAGTCGACGCGATCGAAAGTGCCCTCGGCCGCCTGGCCGCGAAGATCGTTTCCGTCGGCGTCCTCTGGCGCACCCTCGCGCCCGCCGACCTTGGCTTCAAGGACTTCAACGTCTTCGAAGCCAACGCGACCGAATTCAAGACCCGTCAGGGCTTGAAATTCGCCACCGGCGATACAAAGATCGCCGCCGAAGAGTACGCCTTCCTCCGCAAGACCTCCGACGAACTCGGCCAGTCCTTCAAAGACCTGGCCCCCGAGTACGTCAAGCTCGCCGCCGCCGCCAAGGGCACCGCGCTCGAGGGCCAGGAAACACGCAACATCTTCCTCGGCCTCTCGCGCGCATCGGCCACCTTGGGCTTGTCGAACGCCGACCTCGAGGGCGCGTTCCGAGCCGTGCAGCAGATGATCTCGAAGGGGAAAATCTCCTCCGAAGAACTGCGCCAGCAATTGGGCGAGCGCCTGCCCGGCACCATTCAGATCTTCTCGAAGGCGCTTGGCGTCTCGACGAAGGAACTCGAGAAGCTCCTCGAGAAGGGAGAACTCGCGTCCGTCGACGTGATCCCCTCGCTGTCGCGCTCGATCAACTCCCTGTTTCAAGACAGCGCCGCCGAGGGCGCCAATGGGCCAATTGGCCGGCTGAACAAGTTCAAGAATGCCCTGTTCGACTTGCAGATCAAGATCGGGCAGTCCGGATTCACCGACGCGGCGACCAGCGGCCTCGATGCGCTCGGCCGGGTCGCGCAACTCACGAACAACCACGTCGGCGAACTGAAGGTCGCCTTGGGCGGGCTACTCGGCCTGTTCGTCGCGAGCAAGATCATCTCGTTCTCCGAGGCGATCACGGCCAAGGCAAAGGCGCTCGCGCAGTCGACGATCGAGAGCCGTGCCGCTGCCGCCGCCACACGCGAGGCGCTCGCGGCGGACGCCACCGCCTCGGCCGCCGCTGCGCAGAGCGCCGCATTCGCGCGCGCCAAGGCGAACGCTGATTCCGCCGCCGCGACCGCTGCCGTTTCGGCGGCATCCGCTGCCATTGGCAAAGCAGAAGCCGACGTCACCGGCGCGCGCACCGCCGCCGCCCGGGCCACCGCCGAAGCTGCGCTCGCCGAGTCCGTCTACCTGACCGCGCGCGCTGACGCCGCTGCCGCTGCCGCCGCTGTGCCGCTGGCGCGCGAGCGTCTCGTGCAGGCCGCCGCGACGCAAGCAAACATCCTCGCCTCGCAGGAGTACGCGGTTGCGCAGGCCGCCGCCACTCGCGCCGATGCGGCCGGAGCGCTGGCCCGAGTCGTGAGCGCTGGCGAAGCGCTCGCCGCCGCGCAGGCCAACCGCGCCGCTGCCCTCTCCGAAGCGCAGCGCGCCACGTCCAACTACGAGCGTGCCGCGGCGCAGGGCGCGCTTGTTCGTACCAGTCAGGAACTCGCCGCAGCCGAAGCGGCCCACGCTGTCGCGGTCAGCGGCTACACGCAGGCCCAAGCCCTCGCGACCGCCGCAGAAGCCCGCAGGGAGGCCGTGGCGGCACGATTGGCCGCCGCCAACGCCGCCGTCGCCGTCGCGCAAGCCGAGGTCACAGCGGCCGTGGCATTGGCCGAGCGCACGACTCTCGTGGCCGTGGCCGCCGAAGCGCGGCGCAATCAGTCGCTCGAACAGGTCGCGATCGCCGAGCGCGCCGCCGCAGTCGCAACCGAGAACCACACCGCGGCCGTTGCCGGGCTGAACGCCGCGCGCGCCGCTGGCGCTGCCGCCGCCGCACGAGCCGCCGCCGCGACCGAAGCCGAAGCCGTGGCGCAACGCGCGGCCACCGTCGCCACCGACACGCACGCCGCTTCCAAGGGACGCTTGGCGGCCGTCTCCGGTGCCCTCACCGGGGCGCTCGGGCTTGTGGGCGGGCCGCTTGGTGCCATCCTCTTGCTGCTCACCGTGGGCGCAACCGCTTGGTCGATCTGGGGCAACAGCGCGGCGGACGCCGCCACCAAGGCCGGGCAGACAACGGCCGATCTCGAGAAGCGCCTGCGCATGCTGCGCGCCGAGGCCGAGCATGGCGTGAACGCCAACTCGATGACCGAGATTCAGGACAACACGAAGCAACTCATCAAGGACGAGGCCAAGCTCGCCGAGATGAAGAAAAAGCGCGCGGAGGTCGAGGAGACCTTCCGCCGAAGCAACACGACCGAATTCGGCGCCTCGAAGTTCCGAAAGGAAAGCGACGCCGAGATCGCCGAGCAGGAGCGCCGGGTCGCCACGCTTAAGACGATCAACGAGGAAATCGCCTCGGGTATGGAGCGGCGCAAGGCCGCCGAAAAGAGCGGCTCAACCGCCGGCACGAACGGCAACTCGGCCGCGATGCTCGCGCTCGTGCAATCGTTCGGCGATCTGCCGAAGCTGCAAAAGTTGGAAGAGGAACTCGTCAAGTTCGACGACGCGGCCAAACGGTTCTCCGCCGCGCGCAAGGGCGAGGACAAGCCGATCACCGACGCCGAGGCAAAAGAAATCGCTTCCCGTCGCGCCGAACTGGTGCGCAAGATCAACGAGGAGAAGAGCAAGGGCGCGGTTACCGTCTCGTCGGTGATCGGGTTCGAGCGCGCCGAGTTGCAGGCGGACAAGCGCCGCGCCGCCGCTCTGCTCGCGGAGCAGAAGGCCGAACTGGCTACGCAAACGCAACTCCTCGAGGACAATCACCGCGATGGCCTGGTGAGCATCGAGCGGTATTGGGACGAGCGCACGCGCATCGCGCGCGAGGGCGCGCAGAACGAGATCGCCTATCAAGAGTCGATCATCCGCGCCGCCAAGCAGGAGAAGATCGACATCCAGCGCGCGCCGGTCAAGACCGATGCCGACCGCTTGCGCCTGAAGCAAGAAGAAGTCCGGATCGACGGCGAGATCGCCGCGGCCGAAGAGCGCGTTCGGCGCGGCCGGGAATTGCAGACCGCCGCCGAGGCGAACCGCCTGCGCGAGATTGCGCGCGGCCGGTTGCAGGAGTCCGATACCCAAGCGCAACTCGTTTTCGAGAACGAGAAGCTCCGCGGGAATTTCGACCCAAGCTCCGCGTTCCGCGCGGCGGTTGCGTCCAATCGCAAAGCGTTGCAGGACGCGATCGCCAACGAATCGGAATTCCCGCAACTGCGCGAGCAACTCGAGATCAAGCTCAAGCTCACCGTGGCGAAGGAGTCTATCGACCAGGTCGAGCGCGACATCAAGTTGATCGAAGAGCGCCAGGCCGACCGCGAGCGCACGATCCAACTACAGATTCTCAGCGGCACGCTCACCGAATTGGAAGGGCGCCGCGCCGTCATTCAGGTGCACAAGGAAACGGCCGACGCATTGGATGCGCTCGTGCCGAAGTACGCGGCGCTTGCGCGCGAGATCGGCAACCCGCAGACCATCCAACAGGTCGAGGCGCTCAAGGTCAAAATCAAAGAATTGCGTGTCGTGCAGGACGACATGGCGAAGCAATTCGACCAGGCGGGCGAGAACGCCATCGCGCGACTGTTCACCGACATTGCAAACGAGTCGAAAAACGCATCGGAAGCGATCGCAAACTTCGGGCGGGGGTTGCTGCGCACGTTCAACGATATCATCGCGCAGAACCTTGCGAAGTCGTTGTACTCGTCGCTCTTCGGCGGTGAGGATAGCGCGGGCAAGTCGCTCTCGTCCGGCGTCAAGGCGATCGGCGCGTTGTTCGGACTGAACATCGGTACAGGGGGTGGCACGAGCGGCGATGCGTTCGCCGCGGGCAACTTCGCCACCGGAGGCTACATCACCGGTCCGGGCACCGCCACATCCGATTCGATCCCGACGTGGCTCTCGAACGGCGAGTACGTGATCAACGCGGCGCGCGTCGCGCAACTCGGCCAACCGTTCATGGAGTGGATCAACGGCGATGCGCTCCCGCCGCGCGCGCTCCCGTCGACCGTGATGCGGGAAATGAATTCTGCGAAGCAACTGCACCGCGCCACCGGCGGTCCGATCGGCGATATGCCGAACACTCCGGGCAGTGCGTATGCCGGTGGCGCGGGGACGACGCTCGTGATTGACAAGTCGATGCTCGACATGACGTTCCGCGATGCGATGGAGCGGTTCATGGCGAATGAGGTAGCGGTGCGATGAGCATCTCGGCTACCCCCGCGGTGATCGCCCTCAGCGCAACGTCGCTCATCAGCTACGTCGGTGCCCCCGAGGTCGCGGTGCAGTGGACCCTCACCGGTCCGGGCACGATCACGCCGTTGTCGACCCGAACCGACGCCGCGGGACACGCCGCGGCCAAGTACACACCCGCCGCCGTGGGCGTCACGGTCACGGTATCCATTCTGGCGGGGGCCTGAGATGCTCTTCCGCCTCTTCGGACCGATCCCCCTGTCGAACGGCTACGTCCCCGTGCCCGCTGGCTCGAACAACATGACCGCGGCCCATTGGGTCGACGGCGTGGGCCTCGTGTATCCGATCGGCTCGAGCATCGGGACGCTCGTGGTCCAAGCGGACGGGTACACCGTCAAGCGCGGCAATATGCCCGGCGCGTACACGCGGCACCTGATCCCGGATCTCGACTCGCCGGGCAAGTTCTACATCCGACTCTACAGCGGACCGACGGGCGGCATCTACAACTTCGACCCGCGCACCGGCATCGTGGGGAGCGTCGTGTTCGCGCACGCCTCGCCCACCGCATTCAGTGGCGTGCGCGCCATCTCGTCGGGCAAGTTCTGGTACTGCTCGAACAACGGCAACCTATACACCTCGGCGCAGACGAACGGCGCGGCGCAAACGCTCGTGCACAGTGCGGGCATTTTCGACGGGTTCATCCCCTACGGCGGCGTGATCTCGGTCTACGACGACACGACGATCGCGATCGCGTGGTGCGAATCCGGTCAAGTGAACCTGTTCAATTGGCGCACCCTCACCGGCATCCCGATCGCGAAGACGCTCGAGGCGAACAACGTCGGGGCCTGGTACTCGCGCAAGCTCGGCGTGTTCATTTCGCTCTCGGCGGCGGGCGTATCCGTGTGGGCTGAAGAATCGCAACCGACGCAGTTCGTCGACCTCGATTCGATCTTCGGTGCGCTCCCGCAGGGCGCGCCAACCGAAGCGCATACCGCGATCATGAGCACATACGTTCTCGACGGGCAATCGATGCCCGTGGCGGGGGCGCTCGTGGAATGGTCGCTCACCGGACCGGGCACGCTCCTCAACACGACATCGGTCTCCGATGCCAACGGCCGCGCGACGGTGAAGTACCTCGCCCCGTTCGCCTCGGCGGGCGGCACGTTCGACCTCACCGCGACGACGAGGTTCTGATGCTGCGCCGAATCTGGACCACCCCGACGACTGCCCGCGCCACGTACTACCGGGAATCGAACCCGCTGTACCAGGCGGCGAATACTCTGTTCCCCGGAACGCGATTCAACGAACCGCCGCTCAACACCGCGCCGAACGGCTACGCCGAGGGCCTCATCGGCTCGGCGCGCATGCTCGGGATCGCCGTGGACCTCCCTGCGACGGGCTCCGGTGGCTCGTTCGTCACGGATACGGCCGCGGCGTCCATTTCCGTGTTCATCCTGCTCGGGCAGACCAGGTTCCCCGGAACCGGCGTTCACCGGTTCGCGTTCAGCGGCGCGGACGGATCGTTCATCGAGCGTAGCTCCAACATCGCCGGGCTTCAAGGCACGACCGAGGCGCGCATCACGCAAGCACGGGACGGGTCGCTGTGGGCCTCGCAGACCACGTTGCTCAACAGTTCGTTGAGCGAGATCGTGCCGCGCACATGGATCGCGGGGAGCGTCGCGCAACCGGCCGCGTTCTTCGGCGGCGCGACCACGGTCAACCTCGGGTTCATCGACCGGGCGCAGGGCATCGCGGTCGCGGTGACGAATCTCGATGCTGTGGCCGGCGCGATCGGCGTCTACAACGCGACGACCGGTGCGCTCGTCCGGCGCATCGTGCTCGGTGATACCGTGACATCGATCGCGCAGGAGGACGCCTCGCGCGTGTTCGTGTCGACCGACACCGGCCTCTTGCATTCGCTCGACATCAACACGGGCGCGTTCTACTCGACCATCCGGTCGCCGGCCTTCAACGCGACAACGACCCTGGGCATCGTTGCCTGGGATCGCGTGAAGCGCAATCTGATCATCTACGACCAGGGCATCGACGCGGCGGACGGCTCGCACCAGGGCGCGATGTCCGCGTACCTCATGAACCCGTTGGGCACGTATCTCACGCGCCCGATCCCGCTGCAACAGATCCGCGCGGGCCGCACGAGCAAGGTCTACATGCGCCTGGTCGGCGACGCGGGCGAGGGCATTCAGAACGGTCGCATCACGTTCACCGCGACGAACGCGGCGCTCTCCGGATCCCCGCCTTCCACGGACGGCGACGGCGAGGCGTTCGGCTACATCACCCCGACCACGGCCGGATTGTCCACCGTGCTCTCCGCGACGACTACCGTACCGGACCCGACATGACCGTTCTATCTTCCACGTTCACCTACACGATCGGCGCGGGCGCTACGGCCACCGCGTCGACGTCGGTCACGGTGGCAGCGCTTGCCGCCAGCGTCACCGGCCGCGGGCGTCTCGTGCACCCGACGCTTGGCACGTACGACTACCCCTACTCGCCGGACTACTGGTCGAACTTCGATACCGACGTGATCGTTCCGCCTGAGTGGGCGCACACGAAGACGCTCACGAGCGGCCAGAACACGCTTTGGCAAGGCAACATCCGCGACGTTGAGGTATCGGAGCGGTGGCAGACCGCCGACCTCGCCGCGCCACTGTCGCACTTGCGCATGCTGATCTCGATGTGGACCACGCCCCCCGACCCGACGGTTCTCGGGTACGTGCAGTGGTCCCCGACCTACACGAACGGGCACACGTACAACGTGGTCATCTCGGACGTATCGGTGAATGGCAACGGGATCAACCTCGACAAGCGGTCGCGCCTCGTCGGCCCGAGTGGCCGGCAGTGGGTCAACGGCGAGATCAACATGCGCATGCGCATCGTGAACCGGATCATCTGATGGACCTCCGAGGCCGACAATACACGATGGATGACAAGCGCACCGTGGGCGTGCGCTGGCACATCCCTGCGCTAACGTCGCCCCTGCAATTGGCGACGGGCTCGGCCACCGCATGGACCGATCTGTCGGACTACGTTACGCGCTGCACGCAGTCTCCGAAGTCCGCCGAGATCGAACTTGACCTGTCCTTCACGGGCAACATCCCGCAACCTGGCGACCTGATCGAGATCATGCTCGACGGCGCGCAGCTATGGTGGGGCGTGATCGAGTCGCAGGACGATTACCGACGGGAGCGTGGCACGTCGCGGGTGCGGTTGCAGTGCCGCGCACGCGACGCTTCGCCACACTGGCGCCGCCGCAAGCGCACAACCGACGCATACACCGTGGGCACAGAGGTCTACCGAATCGCCGCCGATGCGCTCGCACTGGCCGGGGTCACCCCCGCCGAGATCGTGCTCCCGAGCGCCGGGCCGCACACGGTTCACAGCACGGTGCAACTCGCCGACATGCCGTTGTGGGAGATGCTCGAGTCGTTGCTGCGTCCGCAGGGGTTGGAGCCGTTCGTGGACGCGCATGGTCTGTTCCGCCCATACTCGCGCGACGTGGCGCGTGCGGCCGACCTCACGATCGGCACCGAGCGGATCATCCGCGTCTCCGGGTCGAAGGGCCAGGTGCCCGCGTCTATCGTGCGCATCAAGTGGCTCGACCCGAACTTGCAATTCGCCTATCAGCAGGATCAACCGCTCATTACCGCGTCGCTCACTGCGGGGTTCTTCCAATCCAGTGTCGATCGACAAGTCGCATGGGGCGCGGACCAGACGCAGCGCGCGCAGAACACCTACATGTCGATTCGGCAGACCGCCAACTCCGGACTGTTCAACGTGTGCGACGAGGGCTACACCGAACTCTCGCCCACGAGCGGCAAGATCACGCTCAAGTCGAACGCCTACACGCAGGCATTGGCCGTGGGCCTCATGGCCGCGATCTTCGCCACGAGCAACATCCCCGACGGCGTGGTTGCCTTCGGCGGCGGGTCGACAATTCCGATCGGCAAGCCGCTGAATGCGCTCGCGACGATCGCGCTCTTGCAGGTCATGGCATCCATCGGCACGGGCACCTACGAGATTCGCGGCCAACCCTACGACTGGTCGTTCAGCCGCAACGTGACCGAAGCGGTATCCGCAACGGCCGACGGCTACTCAGACAATATCATCGAACTCGAAACCGACTTCACGGAGAACGAAGCCGAGGCGCAGGCGTACGCGGTGCGTGAACTGATCTACGAGGCGCGCTCCGCAAGCTCGTGGTCCTTCGATGCGGTGGACGACACGCGCCTCGAGCCGGGCGACATTGCGACGTTGGGCACGGGCGAGAAGTTCTACATCACCGACTTGTCCCGCGAACTGTCACGCGGCTCGCAGAGCATCGTTCAGGTGAAGGGCTTCCGCGTATGAGCATCATTCGATACATCAACGGCGAGATCTACGGCGCGCGCGACGAGATCGATGCCCGCGTGCTCACGCGCCCGGCGAATACGTTCTCCGACGGTATCGGGTCGACGTATTGCGTGGACGTGACCCTTGGCACGGGCGAGCTACTGCGCAACGTGCCGATCGCAGCGGGCGCCCGCGAGATCAGCTACGCCGAGGCGGGTAACCCGTGTCGCCTGCGCCGATCGAATGACGGCCGATGGGAAGTGATCGGATTTTCGAAACGGGCGCCAGGCTCCTACTTTCGCGTGCTGGTTGATCTAGCGGACTTGACCATCACGGCCACGCAGAACCTGGGCATCTCCGCACGCCCGCTGACGTACCTTGAACTCTCGACTCTCGGCCCCGCTTTCGGTTCAACGCCCTGGGGCGCGACCGGAATCTTCCGCGGCCCGACACTTTTGGAAATTCGCTGATGCCATTGAATCTCACCGATCAAGCCAACGGCGACACGAACTATGTCGCCACGATCAATGACAACTGGCACAAAATCAAGCTCGGCTTTGACGTGCTCGAGACGCTCGCGCAAGCGGTCGGCGGCGGCGGCGGGATCGATATCGACCGGCTCTTGCGCACGCTCTTCGGCGAGGCGACGACCCGTATCGGCGAAGCAAGCCTCGTCGCGAGCGCCGTAGCCGGAGGCGTGCAACTCACTTCGGGTACGGCGTGGATTCCGAGCGCGAAGCGCCTTGCTTACCTCGCGGCGACGGCCACGGTCTCGCTCGTCGGCCAACCGGCCGGCACGTACTACGCCACCGTCGACAACTCGGGCAGCGCGGTTACGACCACGATCGCAGCGGATGCGCTCGCCACAGTCGTGTGGAACGGTACGGCGGCAACGTCCGTGATCGGCGTCACGCGCATCGGTTGGGCGGACTACGACTGGCAATTGGCGCAGTCGAGCACGAATCTCGGATCCACCTACACGAATCTCGATGCGCGCCTCGAGGCGTCCGAGGGCGGCGGCGCAGTCGTGGCCGGGTCTTCGGGTACGGCGGTAGCCACCGAAGTCATCGCCGCGGGGCAGATCGTCAACATCTACAACAACGGCCTCGGCGCTCGAGCGCGCCTTGCGGATGCCACCGCCGCGACGCAGCGGGAAGCAAGCGGATTCTGCACGGTCGGTGCGGGCATCGGCGGCACGATCACCTGGGCGTGGGGCGGCACGGTCGGCTCACTCTCGGGGCTCACCCCCGGCCACAAGTACATGCTCTCGAAAACCGCAGGAGGCGTCACGAACGACATCACGGCGTATGTGGCAGGCGACCTGTCGCAGCGCATCGGCACCGCGCTCACGGCTACCACGATCGCCTTCGCCCTCGGCGACCCGATCGCGCTCTAATGCCGACCTACACCGGGATCAATGGGTTCAGCGTCGCCGGTACCGCGTTCAGCGCGGCGGCCGGGGATGCGCTCGTGTTCAACAACTGCACGGGCACGATCATTATCGACACGTGCTCGTTCAGCGGGAGCGCCGGGGTCGGGATCTGGTTCAACAACTGCTCGAACGCGGTCGTGATGGTCGTGAACAGTGTGTTCGCGACCGGCCTCAAGGGCGGCATGTTCGCCCTGAGTGGCTCGCAAGTACAGTTCATCGTTGAAGACAACACGTGCGGCGGGATGACTGGCCGCACGATCGGACGGGGGCAGTTCTTCCAGGCCTTCCTCTGCACGATGCCCGGCTCGCGCATCAAGCGCAATCGGATCATCACCACTTTGGCCGAAGACGCCGAGGATAAGATCAGCCTGAACGGGTCGAGCGGCACGCAGATCGCGCCGATCGTCGTGTCGCAGAACTGGATCATCGGGCGCGGCCCGAGTATGACCGCAGGCGGTATCGCGATCGGCGAGAACAACGGCTCGTACGCCATCGTCGAGAACAACACGCTCATCAACCCCGGAGCGGTGGCGCTTTTCGTCGCCGGGGGCGTGGGCAACATCATCCGCAACAACCGCGCGATCAGCCAGGGACAGGCCGTGCAGGCGGGCATGTACATCGAACAATACATCACGTCGAACGTGTGCACGCTGAACGCGATCACCGGGAATCAACTTCATTGGGAAGATCGGAGCAACTCGTTCTATGACCCCGGCACCTGCACCGGGTCCAACATCGCCGGGAACGACTTCGCGATCGATCTGACGTTCCTGCTCTCGGCGACACCCGACGTGCCCAACCCGGCCCTTCCGCCGCCCCCACCGATCACACCAACGACACCGACAACCCCGCCTGTCACGCCGACGCCGCCCACGCCCCCCGTGGTCACGCCCGGCCCCGTGACCGGCACTACCGGATCAGGAGTCACCGTGCCGCTCACCGGACGCCCCCTCGAGTACGACACGACGAACCGATGGGCGAGCGGCATGTCCGCAAGCGCCTCTTCGGGCATCGAGGTTCACGTGCTCGACTTCAGCTTCGGGGACTCATCCCCGGCCCCGGTCTACACCGCCCCGAGCGGCAAGCTCATCACGTCGGTGCGGATCAACATCGACACCCCATTCGACGGGATCGGCGCGGCGCTGCAAGTTGGCATCGCCGGGACGCCCGGACAACTCATGGCCTCGTCGCAGAACGATCCTACGGTCGCCTCGGCGTACGAGACCTCACCAAATCGGCAGTATGGCGCGGCTACCGCGGTCATCCTGACGATAACCCCTGGCACCGGTGCCTCCGCAGGTTCGGGCCAAGTAGTCCTCACAATCGAAGCATAAGGAGTCTCACATGGCCGGTATCTGGACCGATGCATTTGGTACGTTGCAGTCCTTCTTCCGCTTGGGTCTGTCTGGCCCGCGGCTGAAGGCGAATGGCTCGAACCTGGTCGTGCGCAACGGTGGCGACACCGCTGACGCGACCGTGACGGCAAGCTCGCACAGTTCTTCGGGTGACGTTGGCCTGATCATCAACTCGGACGCCGCAGCTACGGGCGCCGACTGGTCGATCACCATCCAACGTCCTTCTACGGGCATGACGGCGAGCTACACGCTGACCCTGCCCGTGGACGATGGCACGCCCAACCAGGTGCTGTCAACCGACGGCGCGGGCGTGCTGTCGTGGGCCTCGTCGGCGAGCACCGCCTCGAGCGCCAAGGTCGATAGTACGTCCCTCGCATTCGGTTCGACTTCGCCGGTCACGATGTTCACGACCGGCGCCTCGGACATCATCAACGAGGTCCGCATCATCGTTGACACGGCCTTCAACGGCACGCCGACGGTGAGTGTGGGTATTTCGGGCACCACGTCGAAGTATATGGCATCCACGCAGAACGATCTCACCGCAACGGCCACGACGACCTTCGCCGTGCATCCGGGCCTCACGGCGCAGGGCGCGGAGGCGATCATCGCGACCTACGCGGCCGGTGGCGCATCGGCGGGGGCGGCGCGCATCGAAGTCGAGTACTACACCCCGTCGTGATCTGGTAGTTGAGTGACACGGGGAGGGCTTCGGCTCTCCCCAATCGGGAGCAAGCATGGCCGGCACTTGGCAAGATATCTTCGGCACCATCCAGACGTTCTTCCGTCTCGGATTGTCCGGCCCGCGACTGAAAGCGAGCGGGTCGAATCTGCTCATTCGCAACGGCGGCGATACCGCAGACTCTGCGGTGACTGCGTCGCTCGTCAACATCTCTGGCGACTCCTTCGTCCTGAACAGTGACGCAGCGGCCTCCGGAGCGGACTGGAAGATCACCTTCCAGCGTCCCACGACGGGCATGACCGCGAATTACACGCTGACGCTGCCGGTGGACGACGGCACGTCGAATCAGTACCTTAAAACCGACGGATCGGGCGTCCTTTCGTGGGCGACCGTATCGGGCGGGGGTTCGACGAGCATGGATATCGCCGTCACGCTCGACGGCGCGATGGGCAACTCGCAGAAGTTGATCGCGGCGTACAAGTTCGCCACGAGCGCCACGCTGCCCGCATCGTTGACAGGTTCCTCGTTCGTGGCGCTCGTGGCCGCTACCGCGAGCACCACGGTCACGCTGTACAAGAACGGGGCTTCGATCGGCACGCTCGTGTGGGCCGCAGCAGGCACCGTCCCGACGGTTACCTTCACCACGGCAACGACGTTCGCGATCGGCGACTACTTCCAAGTGATCGGGCCGGCCACCGCGGACGCGACCCTCGCCGATATCGGCCTCACGTTCAAAGCGAGCATCCCGTAATGGCGAAGGACGCCTTCATCGAGACGTTCCAACGCCTGTCGACTGCGCAGCAAGGGCAGGCGTACACCGTCACGACCAGTGGCACGCACGCTATCACCGCAGGAGCGGGACGCCGCGCCGGGACGTACGGCTATGAAAGCACGCCAGGGGCGGCGGCGCACGGCATCAAGCGATCCGTGTCCACCATCTACACCGGCACCGGGTACGCCGGGTTCAGCGTCAAGCCGTCAACGATAAACGCGGTGTCGAGCACTGTGCTCGATACCGTGCTCGGGAATTTTTGGGTCGGTGCGGTTGGGCAGATCGCATTCGGATACGACCAGTTCGGGAAATTCATCGTTGGCGATGCGACCACAGCCGGGGCGTACATTCTGTTCGCCCGTTCGCAACTCCCCGTGTTCCGCGCTGGCCTGTGGGCTTTCGTCGAGATGCGCTACAAGTTCGCCAACGCGGGCGGGGGCGGCTTCCTGGACGCGTGGGTCAACGGCGCCCAATGCGTCGCCTACACGGGCAACATGCTGCACGCCGGTACGGCGGGCGTGGACGGGATGAGCCTCGGGGGGCAACTCGCATCGGCGTTCGGTATCGCCGCGGGGACCTCGCAGGTCACCCGCCTGCGCACGCATGGCGAATGGTACTTCGACCCCGGTGGCCTGTACGGCGCCCGATGGAAGGACCACTTCGGGGTGTACGCCTTGGCGAACGCCGCGGGTACGACCACGCAGTTCACCCCGTTGTCGGGCACGAACGTGAGCAACGTCGACGACCCGATCGGGTCTCATGACGCCGACGCGACCTATGTCGAGTCATCCACCGTGAACCAACTGGACACGTACAACATCGACAATCAGATCGCGATCACGGGCACGGCGATCATTCCGTGCGTGCAACCGGTCGTGTCCTGGCGCACGGACGTAACGTCTTCACGCTCGGGCGCGCTGCTCACGAAGTCTACCGGAGGCACGGCCACCGGAACGGCCGCCGCAGTCGTGTCGACCACTTTCGTCACCGCGCATGAAGCCTACGCCACAGACCCGACCGATAGTACGGCGTGGACCACGGCCAAGCTTAACGCGCTCGAGATCGGCCAAAAGGTGACAGCATGAGCCGCGATGTTCTCGTTGAGTCCTTCCGCCGCGCGAGTATCGCGCAACTCGCGCGCTCGATGGCGGTGCTCGCGCCGACAACCGAAGTCACGATCGCAGCGAACGGCGGGCGCACGCTCGGCGCTCCGGGGCTGAAGATCACTCCGTCCTCAACCGCGTGCGGCGTGCTTTGGTCCTCTAGCGCCACGTTCACCGGCACCGGGTACGCCGGGTTCTGGGTCAAATGCATGTCGCTCGGGGATCAGATCGTGCTCGGGGTGGTCGGGCAGGGCTCGCAACCGGATGTGTCCTTCGGCGTCAACGCCTCGGGGCAACTTGTGGCCGGCCTGATCACGGGCGGCGGGGCATACGTCCCCCTGTTCACCGATACCGTGCAGCGGTTCTGGCGGGGGTCGTGGGCCTTCGTCGAGATCGAATTCAAGTTGGCCTCGACCGGGGGCATTTTCAACGGCTTCGTGAACGGCGTCGCCGCGGGCACATTCTCGGGCAACACGAAGAAAGGCACCGTTGCCGGGTGCGACTCCATCGGGTTGGGGACCAACATGGTCGACTCCTTTGGCGTGAGTGCGGGGGCCGGTATGTTCGGCGCGCACCGCTACTACTCTGATCTGTACTTCGATCCGGGCGCGGCGCGCGGCGGACGATGGGGCAAGATGTTCACACGCGACCTGTTTCCAACCGGTACGGGCTCGAACACGGGGCTTACCCCGGCAGCGGGCACCGACTTCGGCAGCGTGAGCGAGCGCGGCACGCAGGACGATGACACGACCTATATCCAGTCCGCCACCCTGAACGCGACGACCACGCTTGACATGGCGAACGTTCCCATCATGGCGGCCACCCCTACCATCCTCGCCGTGCGGCCCTACGCTATCGCTAAGGTCGACTTCCCCGGCGATCGCAGCGTGGCGAACGCGATCCGCAGCGGGGGCACGGTGTATCTCGGGACCTCCGAGCCGATGACAACCGAGTACATGGGCGTGCACGAGGCGTACACGCAGGACCCGGCCACGTCCGCCAACTGGACCGAAGCCGGGGTGAACGCCCTCGAGGTCGGCGTAAAGGTGACCGTGTAATGGCCTTCATTCGAGTCACTCAAGCAGGCGCCGAGTATGCGATCTCGAGCGCTGCACCGAATGCCCGCGCCACGCAGATCGGCGCGGACGTGGCTATCGGGTTCGGCCAATACACGATGCTTCGCGAGGGTTACGGCCAAGCGGTTCGCATTGGGTCGAACAATGGAGCCACGCCGAACACCGGGCCGGTCACGACGCACACTTGGACCGAGCGCACTATCGACGTGAAGAAGGGCGATCGCATAGTCCTCATGTCCTCGCAGTACGGCGTAACGACGATCAGCACGATCACCGACTCCGCGGGCTTCACTTGGACCCGGCACGCGCAAGGTACGTCGGTCAACGGCGGGCAGACTCACCCTGAGATATGGAGCGCGCCGGCTACCGCCGCGGTCACTGATCTCACGTTCACGGTCACGTTCACGGGGTCCAGTTACGCGACGTTCCAGACGTTCGTGTTCAACATCAACGGCGGGCCAGGGGAAGTTGGGGCGGCTACGCTCGCCTCGTCCGGTACCGGCACCCCGAGCATCACCGCGTCAGGCAACACCAAGTTCAAGGATTCGATCACGCTCACCGCGACCGCGGTAGTCGGCGGGGGCGGTAACGCCCCGATCACCGACCTCAACGAGCCGGCGGGATGGTGGCATCTCGGGCAGTATCCAGACTACACGAATACCGCCGCCGTCTATGCCGCCGCTCGGGTCACCACCGCAGTCGAGACGCCTGTATGGTCGCACACGGGGCAGACCAGCGGCCCGTGGTCGACGATCATGCTATCGTTCGGAGCGCCCCGCAAACCTGTTTTGAATGTCCACTTGATATAAGGAGCACCACAGTGTCCGTCGAATTCCAGAATCAGATGCACCGCCTCGAGCAACACGTGGCATCGCTGCAAGAAGCCATGACCACGATCGACCAGCGCACGCGCAGGCCCGCCGAAAGCGCGGCCTCGGAACTGAATCAGGCGATGAAGCTCGACATGCTACAGGCCGAGGTCCGGGAGCAAGCCGAGCGCATCGCGGCGCTCGAGAAGCTCGTCGCCGATCTGCGGCAGCAAGGCGGGAGACGCAAATGATCATCGCGTCACTGCTCTCGCTGCTCGGGGGCGGTGCCTTCCGGGCCGTGGCCGAGCGGTTCCTCGGCTATTTCGAGAAGAAACAGGAGTTTGAGCAACAGATACTGCTCGCCAAGTTGCAACACGATCTCGCGAAGGAGGAGCGCGAGTCACGGCTCGAGTTGGCGAAGATGCAGGGCGATATCGACCTGCGCAAGATCGCGGCCGACATGGCGGGCAAGATCGAACAGGCGTCGATCGAGATGGAATCGCGCACTGTGGAGGCCATTGGCGCGCTTCAGCGGGCCGAAGCCGCGCCGACCGGGATCAAGTTCATCGACTTTATCAACCGGTTCCAGCGGCCCTACCTCACGATCACCGCGACCACGATGTTCTTCCTCCTGACCGGCTTCGCGTTCGCCGGGAAAGCGCCGGAGGGGGTCAGTGCCATGCTGCTCATCGAGGCGTTCATGGGGGTCGCCTCGAGCGTCTTCGGGTACCTGCTCATGGATCGCTCCCTGCTCAAGAGCAAGAAGTGAACGGCACGCAACTTCTGATCGTCGCGCGCACGATTGCCACGTTCGAGGGATGCGAGAAGCTCGGGGCGGATGGCCTGTACCATCCATACCTCGACCCGATCGGCATTCCGACGATCGGATTCGGCGAGGTTTGCGGAGGGGGTCAACCTGGAATGACCTACGCCGAATGCATCTCGAGCATGCTGCACAAAATGCAGACTATCTACGCCCCGCCGGTGTTAAAAGTTCTGCCTGGGTTTTTGGAACGGGAGCACTCCCTCAGATTGGCGGCGTGCGTTTCGTGGTGCTGGAATCTCGGCGAGATTGCCTGGGCCTCGAGCGGGATGCGCCGGCACCTGGTCGCCGGCAACTTCGAGGCCGCGGCGGCCAACTGCCGACTGTGGGTCAACGCAGGGGGTCGGCCGCTACCGGGCCTGGTCAAGCGCCGCAAGATCGAGGCGCAAATGCTGCTCACAGACTTCAGCATCGACGCGTACAACGCGCTCCCACTGGTGCGCCTGGACCTGAACATCGGCGAGTGAATCGTTTTCGATGGCACTTTTACGCCCGCCTTGTGCGGGCGTTTTTTCGTCCGGCGCATTGCCGCGCGCCCGCGCATCGCCGGACACCAGCGCAGCGCCGTACACCAGCGCATCGCCGTACACCCGCGCATTGCCGAGCACCAGCGCGTTGCCGAACACCCGCGCATCGCCGGACACCTGCGCATCGCCGTATACCCGCGCGTCAGCGAACACCCGCGCCTTGCCGAACACCTGCGCAGCGCCGTACACCAGCGCATTGCCGAACAC